CACGCTGGTTTGCGAAAACCGGCACGGGGTCGCGATCAACGCTATTGTTATGGATGGGGTCAGCAACCTCACGCTTCGGGGATTTTCGTGCTTGGCTGATGGCATCTCCGGCGGGACACTGGCCGGAAGTGTCACGCTGGACCATTGCACGGGGCGCTTCTACTACCTCAAGGGCGCAACGGCAAACGTCACAGTAAGCAACTGGATCGGGCCGGATGACGATACCGCCGAACAATGCACGGTGACGGCAAACCGCTACACGCTTCGCCGGGTGGCCCATGCAAACACGCCGGGGGCTTCAAGCGACAACCACAGGACGGATGGCTGCAACATTATTGACGCCGACAGGTTCTATTTTGGCGACAACGGGGGGACCAGTCCCGGCGGCCATTATGACCTCTGGCAGACGTTTTCCTCGGGGTCGAACGGATTCACCAAGGGCTTTATCAGAAACGGCGTGCTGATCGACGAGAACAAGCCCGGCGAAACAACGCTATCGGGCGCGTTGTTCCTGACGGGCATTGAGGCTCAAGGCCTGCGGGTAAAGAGGATCGCTATCCGAGGGTCAAACAACCCGATTAATATTGATGCCGCCAGACAGAATTGCAGCATCGAAAACACGACATCCACGGGTGCAAGCATCATTGGTTCGGGTGCCTTGGCAAACTCGTCACTTGCCAGCAACAACGTGCGCGAAGGTGCTGGCACGATCATGTCGGCAAGCGTGGGGGTGGAAACCGGGACGCTATCCAATGTCGTCATGGCAACCGCCTACCCGCAGTGGGGCAGTCACGCATGGACGTGGGAACAGTGGGCCAATCCAGCGGGCGGCTATACCACAGCCGGGGCCTTCGCCCTGATTGCCGAACTGGCCGCGAACAAGGCGGCTTACCCATGACCACCGCAACCGAACTCGCGGCGCTGACCGAGCGCCTGTCGAACCACATTGATGCCACCGAAAAGGCCATGGGTGAAGATCGACGCGAACGCCAGATGGCCGCAGCCGACACGACACAGTGGGGATAATTATGGGTATTAACACGACACTTAAAAGTGAAGTCTTTAAGTTTAATGACGAACAGAGGCTTGTCTACGGTTGGGCCTATGTATCCACATTAAAAGGTGAAATCAGCCTTGATCATTCTGGGGAGTATATTCGCCCTAACGAGTTGGTTAAAGCTGCTACCAACTTTATGCTAGATGTTCGGGTAGCGAAAGCTATGCACAGTGGCTCCCAGATTGGAGAGATTGTTCACTCGCTACCTGTGACTAACGAAATTGCTGCCTCTTTAGGCCTTACCACTGACCGTGAAGGTTGGATCATCTGCGTTAAAGTGCATGATGATTCGGTGTGGGAAGATGTGAAGAGTGGCAAGTTGTCGGCTTTCTCAATTGGGGGCCGGGCTTTGAGAGGAACTGAATAATGGAACTCACCCAACTTGATCTTTTTGAGGTTTCTCTTGTAGACGCAGGCGATGACCCTCATGCAAAGGTCACTTTACTTAAACGAAAAGGAAATTCCGATATGTCCGATGAGACTAAGGAAGTTATGGAAAAACAACTTGCCGAGGCTACTCAAGAGATTGAAACGCTGAAAGCTAAGGTTGCCGAGGTTGAAACCCTTAACGCCGAACTGGAAGTCCTCAAGACTAAGGTTGCTGACTTTGAAGCCGCTGAAATCGAGAAGGCCAAACCCAAAGAAGAACTGATTGACTTTGACGGGGAAATGATTGCTAAGTCGGCTATTCCCACCCCAGTCCTAAAACAACTAGAAGAGTTGCAGAAGGCTAAAGAAGCCGAAGAACTCCGCAAACACGCTGATGAAAAACTTCCTAACTTCAAAGGCAGTGCTGATCAACGTGGTAAACTCTTGAAGTCTATTGGCGATGATGCTGAACTCCTGGAAATGCTTATGGCTGCTGATGCACTGTTTGCTTCCCTCTTTATGGAGAAGGGTAAAACTGACGCTCAAGAAGACCTTAAAGACGCTGACGCTAAACTTGATAGTGTTGTGAAAGCCTATAAAACGGAACACAACGTTACCTATGAGCAAGCGTATCTTGAGGTATCCAAGACTAAAGAAGGTCTTGCCCTCATCAACAAAACTTACAAGAAATAAGGAGATACTAGAATGGCTTTTCATGAGTCTATTGTTGCCCGCACTTACCGTGCCTCTGCTGCTATCGCACAGTTTGTCTTTGTGACGCTGCCTGACGGTACTGGCCGAGTTGCTACCCTTGCCACGGGCACCCGTGCTGCTGGCGTGTCGCTGCAAGCTACGACTGCTGCTGATCAAACCCTTGCAGTCGCCTATGATGGTCGTGTGCAGGTTCTTGCTGGTGGTGTTATTGCCGCTGGTGCTGCTGTTATGGCTACTGCCGCTGGTCGTGCTTTGACTGCTACCGCAACTAACACTGTCCTCGGTTATGCTATCGAAGCTGGCGTTAACAACCAAGTCATCACGATTGAACTCGCCCGTTCTGAGCGTGTGGCCTAATCTTAGCATATAGAGGATAATAAAAAATGGCTTTACTTTCTGCTTCTCAGGTCCATATTGATCAGCCGCTTACCAACCTGACTATTGCATTCCTGCAAAATACGACTGGTTTTGTTGCTGACAAAGTGTTCCCTCGTGTTTCGGTTATGAAGAAGACTGACCGTTACTACATCTGGCCGCGTGGTCAGTTTAACCAGATTGACGACATTCAGGAGCGCGCACCCTATACGCAAGCTGCCGAAGTTGGTCTGACCCTTTCGACCGATAGCTACGGTTGCCGCGTTTATTCGATGGCTGCTCCTATCGACTTCGAGACTGCTGCTAACGAAGATGCTGCCCTGAATATCAAAGCGGCTCTTGCTGCCCAACATACTCAGCGCTTCCTTCTGCACCGTGAAACCCTGTGGGCTACCAAATACTTTGCTGGCGGTATCTGGGCTACCGATTGGGATGGTGTTGCCGGTGCTCCGGTAGCTAACCAAGTTCGTCAGTGGTCGGACTATGTTAACTCGAACCCGATTGTTGACGTTACCAACATCATCCGCACCATGCAACTCCGTTCCGGTGGCTTCAAAGCCAACGTTATGGTTATTGGTAAAGAAGCCCGTGACGTTCTGGTTAACCACCCGATCATCCTGAACCGCCTTAATGGTGGCGCTACTGTTACCAACACCGCGCTGGTGGCTGACTCGAAGCTTGCTGAAATCTTTGGTGTTGAGCGTTTCCTCGTTATGGAAGCTGTTCGTAACACCGCCAAAGAAGGTCTTGCTGAGACTAACGCCTTCATCGGTGGTAAAGCGGTTGCCTTCTTCTATGTTCCCCCGGCTGCTGGCCTTATGACTGCTTCGGCAGGTATGACCTTCACTTGGGATGAACTGGAAAATGCCTCGGGTTATGGTATCACGATCAAATCGTATACCGGCGACTGGCTGGCAGAGCGTGGCATTGCTGAAAAGATCGAAGTCAACATGGCTTATGACCAAAAGGTTGTGGCTGCTGACCTCGGTGCCTTTATCGACACTGTTATTGCCTAACTAGAAGGGGGTTGAACGTGTCCCGACTACGATTTGATCCCCGTCGCCCCCTCTTCGTGAGTCAACCGTTTCCAGCTAATAATAAGGTTTGGACGGTTGACTCACACTTCCCTTGGGAAGAAGAGGGTTTGGATTATCAAGAAAACATTATCCACTACTACTACGACAACAATTACCTGAACCATAGACCCGACCTTGAGAGTTCCTTTCTGGATATCGTAAGTAAGACTATTGGTGATGGTTTAGAGTCCTACACACTTGACGCCTTGCATCATCTGCGTAACGCTATTAATAAACAAGTTAAAGCTAAAGCTGCTAATCCAAGAGAATACCAGAAGAAGGCGTGTGCTTTCTCTAGTATCAAAGATAAGCAGATTGGTAAGATTAGAAGTTGGCGCGCAGCCTACGGGCATTTGGAGGTATAAATGGCCTATACATATGACCCACTCGATTTAGTAACCTCTACCGCCTCTGGCAGACTTAATGTTGTCAGGTTGCTTGTTGGGGACAATGACCTTAGCGCACAACAGATGCAAAACGAAGAGATTGCTTTTGCTCTCTCTGAGAACGGTGACAACGCTTATTTCTCTGCGGCCTTCTGTGCTAGACTACTTGCTAGTAAATACGCCAGAATGGTCAACACACAACTTGATGGTGCCCTTGAGGCTGAATACAGCGACCGTGTGAAGCAATACACTATCCTTGCAATTCAACTGTCAGAGTTGGGCAAGAAGATGGGTGGCCGTAACATGGGTGTATCAGCTGGTGGTATCTCTCGTATCGCTATGGACCTTGCTAACCAAGACACTGATCGTCCAAGCCCTGCTTTTAACGTGGGTCAGTTCGACAACCCGAGTGAGGCTGGATATATTTCAGGGGACAACTAATGTTTGATGTAACCTCGCTTAGACAACTAATCAATGAGCATGGGGTTAACGTCACCCTTCGTAAAAAAGCCAACGGGGCTTATGATGCTACTACAGGTGTCATTGCACAAGCCGCCACAGACTACACGGTTAGAGTTTACTTCTTCAATAACGATCCGTCTATTGCTGAGTTTAACACTGTCATCATGGGTGAGCGCAGGGTTGTAGTTTCTGATCTGTTAGTTAACGGACAACCTACCCCAGATATTACTGCTAACGACGAGATTGTTGGTAACGGTGATACAGTTAACGTAACCCGTAGTTCCAAGATTAGTTCTGGTTCTGCAACCATGTGTCAACTACTTTATGTAAAGGAATAGTTATGAAAGCTTTCCTTGGTAGACT